CCAGATACACCACCATATATGCTACCTGATACAAGTCCATTAAAAATGTACGAACCTGTATCCACATATCTTTCAGTCTCTTCAATGTCGGATGCGAGTTGGGTGAAGTCATCTCCAATCTCCTTAACAATATCTTTTAAAAAATCCATAATTAAATGTCACACTCAGCAATGTCAAATTTTTCTTTTTTTAAATTTTTATTATCACGAATATTCTTTAGTAGAAAATAAAGTCTAGTATCTCCACCTAAAGAAAGAGCACTGATAATTGTATCTAAATCCTTATCGTCTATAGGTAATTGCATTAGGTGAAGAAAAGTTCTAGGTTTACAGTTTTCTCTACATTCCAACCAATCGCATCAAGAATGATTTTGAGTGGTTCAAGGAAAGACTTATCAAATTGTAGATCGTAATCTACATACTTGTCAAGTCCAAGTTCATGTGGGAAATCTTGAATAAAAGAAATAATATTCTCATGAATAATATTAGGTTTCTTCAAGTAACAGAACTTGATTTTTTCACCATTTTGAATGAGAGAGTACTTATTATCCAACTTATGTTTCTTAATATAATGATTGTATAATAATGCACCACGTATATGTATGGGAGTTCCTTTTGCATATATTGTAGAGTATGCTTGATACTTAACAACATCAGATGCAGAACGAGGAAATGAAATATCTTCTGGTGGGAGTTTCTTAAAATCTTTACGAGACTGATCAATAAAATCAATCACATCTTCCTCAGTGCCATTCATCATAAGTTTAAGGGCATTCTTAATCATCTCTCTGCATGGTGCAGGAGTTGATGATTTAACTGCTTCAATACCCATCATCTTGAGTTTGGGTTCATCATATCGAACACCTTCACTATCCCATACGTTTAGGATGTATCTTTTCTTTGCTGTCCAGATGCCACGTTCTGCGATATTCTCTCGTTTCATGAACATCTTCTGATCATAAGCACCTACGTAGTCGGCCAGTTCTTGGTAAGAACTTTCAATAAAAGGCTCAAATTCATTTTCACACACCTTGTTAAGGAACCCAACAACGCCCTCATTAGTTTTCTCTCTTCCCTCGTATACACGGTCAACCAAAGGACCAAGATTAAGGTAGATGGAATCAGTATCCGAAGCAATAACATAATCAACATCCTCAGTTTTCAAAATTTTATTCATCTTGGCATTCATCTTGTTCTCTATCCAACGGATAGAGACTTGACCAGAAAGAGTAATCGCCTCTGCATTTGCTAGTTTATAGTAACGAAAATACTGGTTGCCGATAGCACCATAGGCACTATTAAGGGATATCTTCTTCGCCATCTGGATATTGTTACACCTAGCAATCTCCTTCTCCAGTGTCTCCGTGGGTGTCTTCTCATACTGTTGCTTAGCTTGGAGCATCTTCTTCTTGAATATAACTCTGTCCCCGTACATCTTGTCCATAAGTTCAGGAAGGAACCCACGCACATCTTTCCGATATTGCGCTCCATTCGCACAAACTGCATAATCTCCATCAAATTCACACTCCTTGTCTAAGATCCTTTCAACGCTCGCACTGGGATGTCTAGTCTCCCTGATGGTTTCTGGGGAAATGTTATATTGCATAATAAGATGAGGATACAGACTATTGAGGTCAAAACTAACCACCCAGTCATACTTTCCTGGTTTCGGTTCCTTGACATAAGCACCTGCGTATTTTTCTGATTTTGTAGATTTATTCTTTTGAGGAATAACGATATTTCTTTTCTTCAAGTAATTGTATATGATATTGTCCCACATACGAACTTGATAGAAAACATCATTATAATTAACTTTAGCGTCATACGCCATAGTTAATGCGAGTTCAATTAATTTCATCTTGTCTTCCAGACGGTCAACAAGTTCCACGTCAACTATATTATATTCAATGTATTTCTGCCACCCATTAGTATAAAAATCTTTAAATGTATCAAACTCCGAGTGATCTAATTTCTTTTGTCCCAACTCAACACTTGCAATATAATCTAATCTATAAGACTCTTGTGCCTTATATGTAAATTTTTTATACAAGTCAAGATAATCTAACTGACATACTCCCCCAACGTCATACATTAAATGCCTACGACCCTTAATATAAGTTTCACTTTCACTAACCAAACCCCATGGAGAAAGTCGTTTCATTAACTTTTCTCCCAATATCCTATTAATCCTTCTAGCAATATATGGAATATCATAAAGTTGAATGTTCCATCCAGTAATCACATCTGGAACATCTTGCATCCAATAATTTATAAAAGATGAAAGTAATTCATACTCAGTTGGGCAATGATGATACGTTACATCTTTCCTATCATTTCTGAAGGGTTTACTACCCCAAGTAACAATTTGCTTAGTTGTATAGTCTTGGATTGTGATTGCCAGAATTTCTTCTGAGCATGATTCAACGTCAGGAAAACCTTGTTCAGAAGCAACTTCAATATCCAAAGTAACGAGTTTAATTTGAGATATATCAAACTTAACTTCATCTTCAGGATATTTTTCAGAAATATATTGATAGATATATCTATCATTTCCATAGATTTCAAATCCCTCAACATCCTCGTATCTCTTATAAAACTCACGACAATCTCTTACCGTACCTGGATTAATTGCTTCAACCAATTCTCCATTTAAAGTTTTATATTTAGTATTTTTTTTAGATTTGACGAACAACGTGGGAAAAAATTCATCACGATGTTCATACCTTCTACCATTTTCAACTCCTCGTACCAGAAACTGGTTTCCGATTAATTGGACATTGGTATAAAATTTCATTCTTTAGTGGTTTCAACAGTTACTATGGGGGAAGGTGAGAGAATGTCTTGATATTTTTCAAGCAAAGTTGGAGTAGGATCAGCTAATGTAAGTATCTTATCAGATCCCATCATAAGTGTCGATTCTTTTGTATAACCATTTAAAAAAGGTTCAAGAGTTTTATCTGATGTAATTAAAAAAGGATTTATTAATTTACAATCAGGTTCTCCAATATCAGCAGAACCAACTTCTTCTATTTCACTAATCAGGATCTGTTGATTTGCTAGTGCTAGAATTTTTATTATCTTGTCCATAGTTTACTACTTCCTCTAAGTACATTTGTTTTAATTTATCTATTGGTTCAACCATTGTGATGACCCAATCGAATGGTATGGGTATTGTTTCATCTTTTGATAAAGGCATCCACGGAATAATAGATACCGCAAATCCTGTTTTTTGATGTCCTGCATTTTCAGAAAGACCCTCAGGATCTCTCATTTTTACTATACAGGGTCTGTTAAAAAAGTATCCAATAACTCTACTATTCTTTTCTCCACTTGAAGTCATTTCAGTTACATCAACTATGACATCCTCACCTGATTTTAGTAAAACTAATTTAACGGTCATGATAAACAATTACTTCATTATATTTTAGCAATAAAAAAAGGGATCGTCAAGATCCCTTTTTTTTAGTTTTTTCTTTAGGAACTCTTTTAAGATCACTAATAGCATTTTTTATAATACTAAATGGACTAGTTAGTTTCATGATTCTCCTCCCAAGTAATCTTTACGAGAATGATGTTCTGGTACTATCTTATTCAATTGTACTGTGAGGAGTCCGTCAACAAACTCGACTGATCCAACCTTCGTATCATCGGTGACCGTCCAGACCCGTTCAAAGGACCGTTGGGCCAATCCTTTATGGACAAACGTTCCATTATTTTCCGATTCTTCTTTCTTGCCTTGAACATATAATTTTCCAAACTCCGTATAGACTTTGAGGTCATTTTTCTTGAACCCCGCAAGTGCGATTTCGAGTTTCGACTCATGATTATTCACTTGTATTAAATTGTATGGTGGATAGTTTGACGTTTGTGGTGATTCATTAAAGAATCTGTCTAGGTAATCATCCATTCCTATTCCATTCTGCCTAATAATCTTCATTAGTTCTGGAAGATTAGTAGTATGATAATGTGCTAGATTAGACATTGTTCTCCTTTAAAAGCGAGTGTAAATTTTGTACCCTTACGGCATACATTACTAATTATAACACTTCTATCTAAAACACATATACGGTTATCACATCAATCTATCAAATGGAAGGTATGTTAAATTCTTTTTATTACCTAGATTACCTTTAGCCCAAGTATTAAATGATAAACTAATTCTCTCTTCATCAGATTGATTAGCAGGAACACTATGTTGCAAATTACTTGGAAATAATATTAACTCGCCTTTCTTCATTGGTAGCAAAAATATTGCACTATTAAAATGATTAAATGTTTTAATAGATAATGACACATCTCTTTGTTCTCCAATTCTAAATTGAATTGGTGGTAATTTTTCATGTATTTGTGGATACCATACACCACTGATCATACTATTTGGATGCTTATGTTCATGATGAGATTCTCCTTTACCACTCTTGTTCAACCACGATTGAGTTATAACCATTTCACTATCAGATCCCATAATATTAACTACAAATTCTTTTACTTTCAATTCAATAAATTGTCTAACTCTCGACAGTTCTGGTTTATCAAGAATAAATGTATCTTCTGACTGTCTATTAAAATGTTGTCCCGTTTCTGAATTTTTATTTTTTTTTCTAGTGTCTTGTTGTTTAATCCATTCCAATTCCACACCATATTCAAATGGGCAAGGGCAAATTAACACAGGAGTAGGAAACAACTGAACCACATCATCCTTAATTTGAGATGATGCTTGTGGTTGAGTTGTCTGTTCATTTAAATCCCCAAAACTAAAATCATCTTTGGTAAGTTGGACTTTATCATCAAAACCATGTGGTTTTTGCTGAACCTGCTTACCATAATTCAAATAATCCATAACAAAATAAATGTTTAATCAGTGGTTTCTTGAGTCTTTCCCTTTTTCCCTATATTATATTTCTGTTCCAATATCCAATCTCCTTTATCTTTATATGAAAGAACTTTAATTTGATTTAGAGGAGCAATATCAACAACTGATTCCTCCTTTACCACTGATATTAGACCCCAATCAGCAAGTAAACGGGTGATACGATTTCTACGTTGAACATCATTACCAGTGAGGTTAGCGTGTTTACCATCAAGGGCAAACAACTCTTTAAAATGAACTATATAATATCTTCCTTGTTTATGTAAGATATGACAGGATTGATATAATTTTTTTTCTTTTCTTGATGCTACACCAATTCTCGTAAGAGTTTCCCTAACCTTTAAAAAATCATCTGGTTCATTAAGTGTTACCTCCACCATTTGATTTTGAGACCATTTAACTTCTGGTTCTTGCGTAGAAGTAGTCATTTCGATCCTCCAGTTTCAAGTCGTTGTTTAATAAAATTAATTTGTTCAGGGGTTAATATTTTCAAAGCATTAAATGCTTTCTCGTTACTATAACCATAGTATTGTTTAATGATTTCAAGATCTGTGACTTTATCCTTTCGGAGCCAGGGACTGAATCTCTTCTTTTTCCTAAGTGTATTTAGATAAAAAGAATATTGCATATCTTTATCAATGAAAGAATATTTATTCATTTCATTAGCAAAGAGAATGCAATCAAGATGTCCTGATAAACAACGATTAATAATATATGGAGGATAATCTTTTATCACTGAAGGATCTTCTTCAATAAGATTATCCTTGTTGAAGTTAATAGAATTAAGCCAATCTTTTAGTTCCAATTTATCCATGTAATGAACACCAACCACTCATCAAATATTTGGTTTCTTTAGGAGCAGGGAGTCCATGATGGCTATGTGTCCATCCAGCAGGCCAAATATACAAGTCTCCTGCTCTTGGTCTAGAAGTAAAATTCTGCTGAGGCCAACGAGTCCCTCCTCCCTTTTTAATATCATTTAAATAAAACATCCATGCTAACATTCTTCGACAATCATGAAAGGAAGATCCATGTTCCATATGCTCACCATCTTCTGGTTTTGAAGCATTTAGATGTTCATAATAATCACCAGGAAGAAATTTCTTAATCATAAAATCATTATCCAAATGTAATGCGGAAGAATTAGTAATCTTTCCAAGAAATGAATGTTTTTTAGAATACTTCTCAAGAGCAGATAATAATTTAATTCTAATAAAAGAAAAATTAGAATCCGTATTAAAGAAAACATCTACGCACTTATATCCTCTAGGATTATCATACATGTCAGATTTTTCAAACCCCTCAATAAGATTTTCACAACAATCTTTTGCCAAAACTTTCCTTTTTATAAAAATATACTTATCCATTTATAATAGAATTAATCCAATTTTTAAGTTCAGTCATATTACCAACCCCAACATACTCCAGAATATCTTTTTCCTTTTGTTGCTTCGGTCACTCCATGAGGGTATAAAAAATTAGAAGGGAACATAACAATATCACCTTTACCTAATTTAATTATAGTATCTTTCCAGAAAAATAGATCAGCACCTTCATAATCATCATTAAAATTCATAATAAAACTTAAGACGGGTACTCCTTTTATTTTACCATCAAAAATTGAATGAATATGATCATAATGTTGACGCATTATTTGACCAGGAACATAACGATTAAAACGAATAGGATTAAAATGATTCATTAAATTTGGAGATCCAAGATCACCAAAGTTAAATGCATAATTTCGTTGATATTGTCTACCAGATTCGATTATAAAGTTCCCTAACTGTTTTTGTAGTTGTGGAGATGTGGGTTGAACATCAAGCTCCATCGTTTCTTGAGAATGACTTGTATCTGTTACAACATTATACCAACTATGAGGTTTCCACTCTCTTGTTTCTATATCCTTAACAACAACATCACAAAAATCAGCAGGGATAATCTTCTCTGCTACATAGATACATTCATGTAATTTAGTATCAGATTTATTCATAATTAAAAAGCAATAATTCTTTCCTATCCTTCTGATTTTTCATATAATCACCAGTGGTTCTCATACTATAAGTTAGATCAAATTCACCAACATTCCAGTTTTTAAATCTATCTTTAATTATTTGACTACTATTATATGATATTAACATATTAATTTTAGACTTATTACAATCATCCGCAAATTTATCATGATCAAAATACTTATGCATAGCACCCCTCTTTCCATAGATAGGAATTTTAATTTCATATGGAGGATCTAGATACATGAATATACCATCATGAATATTCTCTCTCAGTAAATATTCATAAGAATACTGATTAATATGCCAGTGAGAAATTAATTCAGAATACTCAGGTAACTTTTCAATACCTCTCATGGAGAAATTTGAATCACTTGCCTGTGCTGAAAAAGAAGATGATTCAGTAAGACCTGAGAAACTGCATTTATTTACAACATAAAAAGCAACTGCCCTTTCAAGATCTGTATATTCATTATTGCTTACAATATCTTTCATCTCTGCAAATAAACATCTTGCGGAGTCTTGATTGCAATTAGTAATTTTTAAATTTCTCAACTCTTTGGTTAAATCATCACCAAACATTTGAAGATTAACCCAAAAATTTGCAAGAGGTTCGTATAAATCGTTAACGGTAACCTTAAGGTGTGGGTACTTCTTTGATACAAAAAGTGCTACACTTCCCCCACCCAAAAAAGGTTCACGAAACTCTGTATATTTTGTTAAGTCTGGAAAATAAGATTCCATCTTGGAGCAAGCACGAGACTTACCGCCAGGATATCTTAATGGTGTTTTCAATCCTTTTTTGCTCATAATATAAAAAAATTAATTAATAAAACCTTTCGTAATCATCAACAACTTGCACTTCAATAGTGTCAAATATTCTATTTAATGATTTAGAAAATGATCTATATCCCGTGCCAACATACAACTGTCCCAATACAACTGATGCTGTTGCAGTGCCCCAAAAGATATAATAAAATTTTGATTTCACTTGATTTCTTTGTTTTTCTTTAGTGATCATTTAAATAACTCCATGATAGTAAAGACGCTAATTATAATAGAACTTATTCCAGTAATCAACAACATAATGCCGATCATACCAAAACAATTCATTTGAATTTACACTCCACCATAATCTCAGTCAAACATGCTAATAAATTTATTTCTTGATCTGCGACGAATGCAATTTGATATTGATACTTAGCAAGTATGAGAACAGCAGCAGGGATGGTAGAAGGAACCAAGGAAGTGTAAAGACTATCGTAAATACGACGTAATAAAACAGAAGGA